ATTTTCTCACAGGTACGGGGGATGTAGACCAGCTTGCGGAATCTGTAGCGACGCTTGCAAGTAATGTCGTAAATAATCTATCGGAAATTATTCCGAGGCTTGCCTCCGGATTACCAGCCCTTGTATCTAAGCTTGGAGATATGATTCCAGGTCTTTTTAATCAGATATTACCTTCCCTCATTAGTGGAGCGGTAACCTTGATAAATGGGCTTGTGAAGGTACTTCCGGATTTGATGAAAGGTCTTGTTCCTCCGCTTATTGCCGGAGCAATATCTGTGATTGGCGCGTTAGTGGCTGTTATGCCGTCTCTTTTATCAACTGCTGCATCTATAGGGCTCGACCTTATGAACACGATTGCGGATGGCATAGCGTCCTTTGACTTTGCAAGCCTTGCGGATACTATCGTAAATGGTATTTCTAGTTTCATATCCGGTGGCGGGCTCAAGAAGTTTATAGAGGCGGCAAAGAACATCATTGTTGGGCTCGCAAGGGGAATAAGTATAATGCTCCCGGAGCTGATTCCGGCATTGGTTGAACTTGTCATTTATATCGGGGAAACGATTCTGGAGCAGCTACCGGTACTCATAGAGTGCGCCGTGGAAATTATAGTTGCGTTGGCCAAGGGAATAATTGAGGCACTTCCTTTACTGATTGAAAGCTTGCCAAGGATTATCATGGCCATTGTCAATGCCCTTATAACCGGTATCCCGCTAATCGTACAGGCAATGGGCGAGATTATCCTGGCTATTATTACAAAACTGGGAGAACTTGCCATTCAGCTATTTGAGTGGGTGGCTCCTACGGTCGGGGGATGGATTCAATCCATCGGAGAGTGGTTTGCGCAACTCCCCGGATTGATTTGGACTTGGCTTACAGATGCGGTTACAAAACTTGGTGAATGGGGAGCCTCAATCTTAGAGTGGATTGCCACAAATGTGCCGGCATGGATTGAGAGTATCGGGGAATGGTTCAGCCAGCTTCCTGAGCGTATAGCTTACGCCCTTGGCTATGCGATCGGTTCAATCATAAAATGGGGAGAAAATGTTGTGAAATGGATTGCAACAAATGTACCTACCTGGATTGAGAGCATAACGAAGTTCTTCTCCGAGCTTCCCGGTAAGATTTGGACTTGGCTTGTAAATACGGTGACGAAAATCGTGCAGTGGGGCATAGAGATGCAACAGAAGGCCTCTACCGCGATTCAGACCATGATTAACTCGATAATCACCCTTATGCAGCAGTTACCGGGGAAAGTTTGGACATGGTTAGTAGATACGGCGAATAAGCTGAATCAATGGAAGCAAGACCTTGTTTCCAAAGGTACCGAGGCGGCTACAGGGCTCTTCAATGCTGTAGTTGACGGAATTAAAGGGCTTCCGGATAAGATGGTGTCTATCGGTAACGATATAGTTTCAGGCATTTGGAACGGAATCTCGTCCGGATGGAACTGGCTTACTAGCAAGGTTCAAAGCCTTGCGGAATCTCTTCTGGAAGGTGCAAAGGACGCCCTCGGCATTGCTTCACCTTCAAGGGCTTTCCGTGATGAGTTTGGACGCTGGATTCTTCCCGGAGCAGAGATAGGTATAGAAAAGTCTATGCCAAGCGCCTTAAAAACCATGAGGGAAAGTGCGACAGCACTCCTAAATGAAATGAAAGGCACTGTTTCAGCTTATAGTGGAGAGATTGCGCTATCTGCCGGAGCGTCAGAAAGCCGAAGGGCGTTTTCTGCCGGAGGAACATCGGTATATTACGATAACCGAATCGAACAGACAAATAACTACCATGAAGCAGTTCCTGCTCCATCGGTTGTGGCAAAAAATCAGCGTGAGGCGATTCGTAATATCGTCGGAGGTGTGAAATAATGGCAAATCAGATTAGAGTGGTTCTCTCGTGTAACGGGAGGACCCTTACTTTTGGCAAGGATAGTGATATCGACATCACGAAGATAACCGGGCTAGAGAGTTCGGATATCGAAATCAGTAAAAGTGATAACGCCCTTGTAGACGGTGAAACCGTAGATGGACTGAAGATAAAGGGCAGACCAATACATATTGAGGCCTCTTTTCGGGATTTAAAGAACAATAAAGAGAACAGGCAAAATCTGATTAAGTTCTTCAATCCAAAGTACACAGGAAAAGCACTCATTGAATATATGGGAGTGTCAAGAAATATTGAATATCGGCTTGAAGGCTGGACATTTAAAGCAAAGGCTTCACTCGATGCAAGACTGGCCATTGTTGTGGATTTATACTGTCCGGATCCGTACATGTTGAATATTGATAACTTCGGGAAAAACATGGCAGCATACACACCTTTGTTTGCTTTTCCTTGGATAATCACCGCTAAAAAGGTTACAGGACTGAAAAGACCTTACTCCGGGCTTGCATTAGGAGGGCGTGCGGCAGGATACAGAACGTTGCATAAAGAAGTGGCGCTTTCCAATGACGGTGATGTACCTACCGGTGTGATTATCAAATTCGTGGCCACAAGGGGGCCAGTAAGCAATCCTAAGATCGCAAGAATAGGAACGGGGCAATTTATGAGAGTAAGGGTGGAAATGGCCAAAGGGGATGTCCTTGTAATCGACACTAACGAACGCCATCAGATTGTTGAGCTTAACGGAGTAAATTGCTATCAGCGCGTGGATAGACGGTCTGAGCCGTTCCAGCTGGATGTAGGGGAGAATTATCTTGAATATGCGGCGGATACGAACTATGTCAATCTTGATGTAAATATCTACTATACGCCTAAGTATTTGGGGGTGTGATATGCAGGTATATATTCTCGATAAAGATTTTCAGACTATTGGAGCCATAAAGGTTTTTAATTCTCTGATATGGACACGCCGCTATTACGAGCCGGGGGTATTTGAGTTTCACACCTCCTCAAGCTTCTTCCCCTTATTTAACTCCGGAAAGTATATATGTCGTAATGATCGCGCTGAACTTGGAGTAATCCGGGAAGTCAATTATGCGCAGACAGATAAGGGAGAACGCTCAGCGTACTGCAAGGGTTATTTTGCAGAGAAACTACTGGACGATAGAGTTCTTCATGCCCCGGTTAATATATCCGGAACTCCGGAAGAAATCGCCCTTGCTCTTGTGGGTGGAGCAGCTATTCATCCGGCAAACTCCGGACGAGTTATTCCGCGGCTAGTCCTTGGTAATCGTAAAGGGCTAGGAACAAGAATTACATTGCAGACAACGGGGGATAAGCTTGGAGAAAAGCTATACGAGACAGAGCAAACACAGGAGCTATCTCACCGCATTCTATATGACTATGAGAGGAACACACTCACCTTTGAGTGTTGGAAAGGGCTTAATCGCACGGAGAACCAGGAAGAAAACTCCCCTGCGATATTCTCCAATCGTTTTTACAATGTGAAGTCAGCGATATATGGTCGAGACGAGTGTTCTTATGCAAATGTCGCATATGTTGCCGGTGAAGGCGAAGGGAATGCAAGAACTATTGTCGAAGTAGATATCCGCACAGATTCGGCAGAAGAGCGACGGGAAATATATGTGGATGCCAGAGATTTGCAAAGCGAGTATCAGGACGCGGGTGGGGCAAAACGCACCTACGATTCTGCTCAATATCGCGCCATTCTTAGGCAGAGAGGGCTGGAAAAGCTTTCGGAATACTCAAAGATTGAGACGGTTCACTCAGATATTGATGCCGGCGCTAATCTCGTATATATGAAGGACTTCGACTTAGGAGACCTTTGTACATATCAAAACATGGATGTCGGAATCGAGTGTGACGAAAGGATAACCGCAATCCAAGAGGTATACGAAGGGGCAAAAATGACCTTGAATGTTACCTTTGGCACAGACGAGGCGACAACTATCACGAAGATTATAAAAAGGGAGGCAAACTAAATGCTAAGATACGGTTATTTCGATTCAGAGATTATCGGTACGGATCCGGAAGGAATGCCGATATTCGACAGGGCAGAAACATCCGACCTCTTTCGATTACTATTTGCAAAGCTTATCAGTAATGGTGTCCTTGCCCAGCCGGGGGATTGCTTTCAGGTTCTTGCGTCGGAAGGCCTAACTGTTAAAGTCCGTCCGGGCTTTGGATTGATTCAGGGCGCATTTGCCTATGATGATTTAGAGAGTACGCATACCTTAAGCAAAGCGCCGCAGCAGTATGCGAGAATTGATAGAGTTGTGTTAAGGGCGAACTATAAAAACCGCTGCTGTGAAATTATTGTAAAGGAAGGAACCGCCGCAGTAAATCCTGTTGCTCCGGCTCTTCTTACTCCGGCCCGAGGAGACTACTATGAGCTTTCTCTTGCTACAATTTACATTCAGTCAAATGCGACAGCGATTACACAGTCCGCCATAACTGATACCCGCGGGGATAGTTCGGTCTGTGGATTCGTTACGCAGCTTATAGACCATCTCTCTACAGAAACATTCTATGCGCAGCTAAATGGTTTTTACCAAGACTTTACCCGTAGGGTAGAGCGTAACTATAGCGAGCATACTGAGAAGATGGACGAGATTAAGGAGTCCTTACAAGGAAATTTTCAATCATGGTTTGAAACGGTTGAGCGAACTCTCACAGATACGCCGGTTGGAAATCTCTCGGCGCAGATTGATAGGCTGAAAGGGGAAACGATTGTAACCATTCCGGCTAATGCGTGGAGTAACTCCGCACCGTATAGCCAAAAGGTAGCTGTTCCAACAGTCAAGGCT